CGTTCGCCACGAGTGTCGGTCCGCCGACATCGTTATACAGCGCGACGAAGTTATACGTGCGCTTGAGCCCTGTTTCAACGTCATCAGGCGTGCTCGAATTGAGCTTTACCTTGTGCAACGCGAACGTGTTGAACTCCGCTGTGTCTGCGTTGCTTGCCGCAAGTGCCGACACGATGCTCGTCTCGACTTCATCGTCGTATAGATCGGGAATTTCTGCGCTGTCATAGTAAGCCGTGAAGCTACCGCTCGCCATCAGCTTACCCGTGAACACGTCGGGCCGGATGTTGTCGCCGACGACAGGGTCAGCAACCGCGCCGCGAGCGTCGAGATTCAACGAGAGATCAGTCACCGTACCGCGTCGTGTGCCGTTCACGATCAACGCACCGCCTGCGGCAACCATGACGCCGGTTGTCGTTTCATTCACCGGAGTGGTGAAGTATCGCGTCACATCCTTCGATTGATCCAGGCCCAGGAATGACCAATCAAGACCGGCGTTGCCCGACCCAGGCAGACGCACGTTCACCGATGCGGCCTTGCAGTCCTGATTGCGTTGACTGCGCGGCACTTCGGGAAACCATTCTTCAGCGGTGTAGTAGATGTCGGTGTGCCCCGTCTCAGGCACAAACGTGATGCCACCTGGGAACATGAACGAGCTTGCCGGGACCGCTGTTTCAGTGACAGGCGCTTTGCGATTGAGCGGTATCACTGTGAGCGTCGTTGCTGTCGGCACACCGACGATCAGCATGTTCCTGCGCGAGCCCGCAGCAAGGCCCGCAATCGGACGAATGACGCGCCCGATCTTCGCACCGTCTGTGAGCCACGAGCCCGTCGTGCGTGTGATGGTGTACGTCGGGCCGGTGCCCGAAACACTCGCCGTTATGCCGGTGATGTTCGCAATCGCGGTGAACTCGCGCATCAGCAACGCAGCGAAGAAGTCCGCGTATGTGCCAGGAGAAAACAGCGCAGACAGCGAGCCGTTGACTGTCACTGCGCCATGACGCGACGACATCAATTGCTTGCGTGATGTTTGCTCGGACTCGGTTGTGTACGACTCTTTCGAGCGGTCGAATGTCGACGTGTCGCGACGTATGATCTGCCCACCTGTGCCAGCGACAGCGAGTGTGCCCTTCGCAGTTTGCCGCTTCATGATTAAGAGCTTATTTGCACCCTTTGCGATTGCCATGATTGTGTCCTCAAAGAACGACGTTGATCTTTAACTACTTACTTGCGCTTGCCAGTAAATAGTCACCGGAACTTTCCACTGTCCCTCATCGGGCACGCCACTCGCGACAGCAGGTATACGAACGATTTCCGTTACGACACCGCCTTCGATCAGAGTTGTGCCTCGACGAAAGTGCCTACGCAATGCGTCGACTCGATTCTCAGCGTCCCTTGGACCCTTACCCTGCGGATAGCACAACGCAACTTGAAGAAAACCTTGCTCGATATAGGTGAGCGTATCCATCATCTCGCCGTTAGGCTCATTGGGCACGAGCTTCGCCTCTTGATACACCGAGCCATCAGCCGGTGGCGAGAACCCCACGTTATCCCATGACGTAGGCAGAGCCGGTGCAAGAGCCGCAAGATGCTTCTCAAGGGCTCGACGTATTTGCGGCAAGCTCATTTGAGACTCTTCACCGCTGCCGCGATGTACGCTTCATAGCGTTGCACCGTCAGGCGCACGATACCCGGTGGCGACGGTGCCTGCTTCGACCAACCGTATTCCAGACGCCTAGCGTATGGCAATGAGTTAGTGATGTAGACGACACCGCCCGCTTGCACATCACCAACCGCAGCGGTGATACGTGGAACAGATACCGACCCGACCGCACCGAAGCCGTCGTTTTTATCGACCGCTTCAATCGTCGCTGTATTCGGCGAGCCGATGCCGAGCATCCAGTTTGCGCGAAACCGGCCTGTGTCCACTGGCGACATGCGAGTGATAGCAACGCTCATGTCAATGACAACTTTGCGCACGATCAAATCCATTGACAAGTTTGTCTTGCGCTGGAATGCCCTGATGTCGTCAGAAAAACTCATGTGCCTCTCGCTTGTACTTCGTGCAGCACGACTACGCCAGCAGGTTGTAGCGGGCGTGACACCACCACTTCGAGACGATATACGCCAAGCGTGATGACATCACCGCTCTGCGGCATCGTGCCCAAATCAGGAGCAATAAGCACGCGACGATCTCCACTCTGTATGAGAGAACCGTCGACCTCACGTTGCTGATAGTCGAATTCAACACCGCTTGCACTCCATACTTCGACAGCTTCTTCGTCAACGACGCCGCTGTCAGGGTCATAACCGCCGCCTTCACCTGGGCGAGACAGAAGCACGAGTTGCCCTAGCTCATTGAGCAAGTCAACCGCTGCTTGTGCGAGTTCGCCATACAGTGCAGACGCCATCACGCTCTCTCAAAGGTCACAGGCCCATAGCCTGCGCCGGTATACACAAGACCGAAGAGCAAGTCTTCGATCACAGGAAACTTCATTTGCCCGCCATACGAAGGCGTGCCGTACCGCAGCGTGAGCGGTCCGACAGTCTTTTGCACAACCGGCGCAGCATCGACATCGCGATACAAGCTACCGTTGATGTGGCGGATCGCTGCTTCTGCCGTCGCCGCCGCGACGTTAGGATGCACACGCTGCACATTCGGGTGCACATCAAAATCCCATAGCGCATCTGATACAAGACGGCGCGAGAACACGTATTGCGTCCCGCGCCGTAGTGCTGCTTCGCGCATGGGAACGGTTTCGTTAATCCACTGCGCGTATCCAAGACTCGCTAGGTAGACATTTGCGTCCTCTAGGCTGATGAAGCTGTCATAGCCAGGAGCCGGATAGACGGCTACAGGCATGATGCTTCAATCCTCAACCTTCTTCCAACCCGAGCGCTCATGCATCTTCGCGTTGGCAACGCTCATCTCTGCTTCGACGCCGTCAGCACTCACCATGCGCACAGTCGCTTCAGCGTCTTCGGGAACGGTGCTGTCGATGACGGCAGTCATACCGAATTCTTCATTCGGTCCCTGCGACGGTGCGCCGTTGGGTGCTTCGCTCGCGTATGCAGGCAATGCCTTCATGCCTTGCCGTTCAACATCGGACGACGGCTTGATGTCGTTGGCAATCTTCTCGACGAGCGCTGCTTCATCGTCAATGATGGCATTGCTCGATTGCCCTCTCGACTTGTCCGTCGTCGCTTTCTTTGCAGTGTTCATCTTGAGCCTCTCGATCAAAAACCTCCGGACCGAAGTCCGGAGTAACTTACGACCGACCAACATCGGTCACAGGAGATCACTTCTTCAGCGGGTTCACTTCTTCAGCGGGTTCACTTGCGGCTCGTCGCCGCCCGGTGCCTGCGATGGGTTGCCAGGATCAAGACCTTCGTCTTCCGGTGGCTCGGGCACATCTTCACCCTTTGCGCGACGCGCCGCACGTTCTGCCTTCGCTTCGGGCGAGTGACCGCGCCCAGGTTCGCCGCTCTTGCCGGGTGCGCCGCCGCCTTGACCGGGTGCATTGCTTCGGCCTTGCGAGCCGGGTTCGTCTGGTTTTGCCATGAATAAATCTCCTTGATGTTTCAGGATTCGAGTTTTAGCTCGATGCGAAGTCACGGCACATTAGCGTGCGTTGTGACGGTCGACCAATTCCGCGAGTTCTGCCTTCTTCGCATCGGGCGGGAACTGCACTCCCTTGGCCTTGAGTGCTTCTCTCATTTCGTCAGCGGTCTTGCCTTCAGAAGCACGACCACCTTGCCCGGTGTCTTCTTCTTTGGCTTGCTGGAAACCCATGCGCGGATCACCAGAGCCCGCACCCTTGCCGCTCTGCGCTTCGTCGAGGTCCAGCGAGCGACCCGATGTCGTCATCGGGCGCATTGCCGTGGGCGTCGATGCATCGGGCACCGCCTTGACAACTTGACTGCGGCCATACTTCTCCGCTGACAAGCCGGTCTGCAACTCGGCGTCATCGCCTTGCAGTTGCGGCACGTTGACCTTGCCTTCGTCTTCAGACGAGCCAGCATCACCCGGCTTGCCGCCGAACAGACGCGGATCGAATTGCAGGCCGATCAACTTGCGCGACTCTTCGTCGATCTCGTAATCGCATCCAGGCGTCGAGAGAACTTCGCGTGCGTCGATGGGTTCGAAGTATTGAAGACCATCGGTGGCTTCTAACTTCTTCGTGAGCGATTCATCATCGCCGGTGTAGCGTAGTGCAATTTTGGGCATGTGTTTCCCCTTACGGCTTGCCGATGAAGATCGTGCTGTTGATCGACGGTGTCGCGCCGCTCGTGTCGTTGAACGCACGAATGTAGCGATAGTAGGTGCCGCCGATGTCGTTGTTGAACGGGATTTCAGTGCGACCCGTGGCGGTGATGGCACGAGCCGCGAGTTCAACCGGCGTGCCGAAGCCAATCGTCAGCGACCCTTGGATGCGCACGGTGTACGTGTTGCCGCCAGAGGTGTCGATTGCGCTTGTGTCGATGACGGCAACACCGTCCATGTGCGCGTCGCCAACGTCGACGACGCGAGCAGAACCGCCAACTTGAGCAGCAGCGTCGACTGTCACGACGGCTGCGTCTTTCAAGAGCAGTAAATTGTCATAGGTGCGAGAAGCCATGTCACATTTCCTTTGTGCTTGTAGCTATCGTTTATGCAACGATAGCGAGGTTGCCGATGTGACGAATGCGAGCGGCTGCGCGACCATGTTCGATGACGATGCCGTTGTACCATTCGACGCGAGTGCGGAACACTGGCGCGGCTTGCAACTCGCCGAGATCGCGCACATCCATCGGGCCATTCTGAATGCCCGACACGCGACCCGAGCCGATGCTCAAGATATACATCGACGTTGCTGTTGCTGCGCCGCTTGCTGCCGCTTCGTCATAGGGCAGGATGTCGTCGCCGCCATTCGCGCCGTATGCAACGAGAATCGGAAGATCGTTGTAGTTCGTGATGCGCCGCCCGAATGCATCGGCGGTGTACGTCACGAAGCCCGCGACAGCCGTCGTGCGCGCCGCTGCGGTGAACTTCCGGCGCAGACCCTTCGACATCAGATAGTGCGTCGGGTTATCGACGGTGTCGGTTGCGTCGTCGATCACACCGAGCGATAACGCTGCGCCGCCCGCAGTCGCGCCCGCTGAAATGACTTGCGCGTTCACGAGACGCTTCTGCAAGCCGTCGAATTCACGCGGGTTCGTGGATGAATCACCCTTGATGAATTTTTGCGTCCAGCCCGCCGCGAGCGATTTCACTTTCATGCGCTCGTGAGTTGCGCGCACGCCTGCGCCTTGCGTCTGGATGATGAAGCGGTCCACATCCAAATCGCCGCCCGCGATGACGAGCGATTCAGTTTGCGGATTGAGCACGCCGGACGATTCCGGAAATGCTTCGTTCACACCCCGGAAGCTGATGCCCGGTAGTGAGCCTTCGCGGTTGTACTTGAGTGCGTTGCCAGCGATGTCTTCGAACGGCAGGACTTGCAGAATATCTGATTCCTGCGCAAACATTTCGATGACAGCCGAACGCACGATGTCGCCAGAGTTCAGCTTGGCGGCTTCGACGAGGGTCAGTGCCATTGTTTCACCTTAAAGGATGTTCACCCTTTAGCGTGCAGCACCGTGCGCTTGTTGGGCGCGGAACTGTGTGATGCGTGCTTCGGGCGGGAGTTTGGAAAGATCAGCACCGCCCTTAGCGTTACCGTTGGTGCCTGTTGCACCGGAACCCTGTGCCCTCGGCCAGAGATGGGGAGCGTTCTCGCGCAGAGATGCCGCCCACTCTTCGGGCGTGAGGGGCGTCTTGCCGTCTTTGCCGAAGACAATTGTGTCGCCGCTCATGGCGATAACATTGCCGTCGTCGTCGATAGTCCAGCCCGCGCCCTTAGCGCGAAGCACGATGTCTTCTGTTGCTTCAGGCAGTGCGCCTGCCTTCTGCGATGCCTTGATGATTGATTCAGCCATCGCACGTTCTGCGAGCTTGTCGGCTTTTGCTTTCAGCTTGTCGGCGCGTGCAGTTTCAGCCTTGACCTTCTTATCCCAATCCGCCGCCATGCGCTCGGTGCGTTTGTTCAACACTTCATCGAGCTTGCCCTGTTTGATTAGCGTCGCTTCTTCATCATCCACGAAGCGTTTGAGAATGGTGCGAACAGCTTCAGGGTCGATGCCGTCGAACTGCGCGAGATTGGCCTTGAGTTCTTTCTCTTTGCCGATCAACTCGCCGTTCTTCGCCTTCAGTCCGGCGACTTGCTCACTGACTGCGGCCTCGATCATGCCTTGCACGATGGGCTTCAGGTTCTCGGGTATCTGAGGGGGAGCAGGGGGAGCAGGGGGAGCAGGAGGGGGAGGGGGAGAACCGCCGCCGCCACCGCCTTCAGGATCAGGGTAGCGATACTTCATCAAGACATTGCGAGTCAAGAACATACGTCAATTCCCTTCGGGTGTGATTGATTGTACGTCCCAAATCATCGGCACAGTGATCCCACTCATCAAGCAGTCATAACAGATGCATGCATACACAACCGTGCCGCCAGTGGGACCGCGTCGACCTTGCACGGCACCATTGACCACACGCGCATAAGTTTGCGAGCCGCATCGACGACACCGCAATTGATCTGCGCGTGCGGGCAGCGACTTCGCACGCAATAGCACAGCGACCTTCGGCGAAGGTTGCCTTGCCACTGCGAGTGAGACGCTGCACATTTCATCAGGTAGGTGTGCAAGAGACGAGACTCGGCGACACGGGACCGTTCTGCGTCGGCGCAGAAGTGGTGCAAGTTGTCGAGAGAACAGTGACGCCGCCTTGTTGCACCGTGAGTGTCATCGACGTGAATTTGATGTCGGTGATGCGCTCGGTCCAATGCGAATTTGGACAGTCGGGCGCACCGGCAATGACTGCATCGGGCGGTGTCGTCGTCACGCTGAAGCCGACGTTGCCATGAATTGCTCGTCTGGAATTGCCACCGAGCCCGACAGCGTCACGGGTTGCGGGACTTGACCGGGCGGCTGATTCTGCCCGCTAGGGTTCGTGCATGTCGCGGTGATCGTGCCCGATGCAGAGAGCGTGACGGCGATGTCACCTTCGCCCAGGCCCGCGAGCGAGCCCGCTGCCGTGAGGGATAAGCCGTTGTCAATGAGCGTCGGGTTTCGGTTCTGTTTGAAGTGCACGTTCGCGGCTAGCGCCGCCGTCATCAGAGTTGCAGTGATAAGGGCGAGCGCAATCTTCAGCATGTTTGTTCCTAGTTGAGTTGATACAGCACGAAGCCACGAGACATTACGCCATGTCCCAGGCGAACACAAGACAAATTCCTGCCACATCGAACGATTCTCGTCAAATACCCGATTAAAAAGCTCAGGATATGTCTCGTTACGCGTGACCCGGCTTAATTTCTCGTGCTACAATTGCGACATCAGCAACCCACAACAGAAAGCACACCATGAACAGCAATCACACCTTCACCCGAGTTCGCGTCATCGAAGACGAAGCAGCCTACGAAGCCGCCATCAAGCGTCGCATCAAAGAAGCCGCCCGCGCCAAGTTCTTTCGCGAGAACACCGACGCACAGGACGTGATCGACTGCCTCTATAGCGCCTCTAGTTGGTCCGAGTTCGCGAAGTCCTTGCACAACTCGTTCGAAGACCGTGGCTCACTGTCACCGGCTCAATTGAACGCAGCACGCGGCATGCTTGAGAAGGCCCGCGCAAAGGCACAGGCGAAGATCGACGCACGCAACGCACCGGCAAGCTCTGGACATCACGTGTCGACCGTCGGACAGCGCGAAGAGTTCACGCTCACGATCAACAAATTGATGGAACTAGACGGCATGTATGGCATGACCTACATCCACATCATGACCGATGCGAACGGCAACGCATTTGTCTACAAGGGCAGCAAGGAACTCGGCGAACAAGGCGCAACCGTCACGGTGAAAGCCACTGTGAAAGAACACGGTGCGTATAACGGTGTCGCACAAACCATCATCAACCGCCCGAAGGCTGTATGAATAAAAGAAGAAGGGCACTTGCTCTTCTTCTTTTTATCTGTGCTATACTAGCGGCACACCAACAGAAAGACAGAAATGAACAAGATCAGCAAAAACTCGCTCACGATGACTCTCGGCACCGCCGCTGACATGGTCGCACGCGCCGACAAGTTCGAACCGCACCAACTCGCCCGCGCTCGCGTCGTCGTCGCCTATTGGGCAGCGCTGCGCGCCAAGCAATCCCGCGCACGGGCTGCAAAAAAGAATTTTGCATCAGGTGCTTGCGTTACGCGATAACGCTGCTATAATTCATTCACACCAACCGAAAGACAGAAATGAACAACGCAGTCGCAAACACCATCCTTCAGCAACTCGGCGGCAATCGCTTCATCGCCATGACCGGCGCGAAGAACTTCGTCG